AGTTGATTCATAAGAAACGTGAACCCAATCAGGATTTTCATTTGTTCCAAATTCCCAAATCAATTGATCAAATTCTAAATTGTCTTTAATATAATTAAAAACCATTTTATTTGTTACTCCGTGCGGCGTCCCGTCCATATCAATATCAATGGCTTCGCCCTGACAATGTTGGCTTGTTAAACTTCCCTTAACCGCACGATTAAGTTCAATGGATCTGTACCCACTTGAAATGTGAATAGGGCAACGAAAATTATTTCGTATTGGCTCGAATACCTTTTCTGCTAATAGTTTAAAATTAGCAATGTGTTGCTCTGTTGGCATATTACTAATGCCGTTTCGCTTTGCGCTTTCACTTCTTATAACTTCTGATAGATCTAAATGTTCGCTTAATTTCATAAAATATAATTAAATAAATAAAATAATAATCCTATATATAAAATGCCAACAAAAGTTAGCACTCTTTTTTCATAATTAGTCATTCTTCTTAAATATTTTTTCTGCCGTTGTTAATCCTAAACAACCAAATGCTAAACTTGCAACTGCGTAAACTAATGCCTCGCTTGGTGCTTTTGATAACTCGCTAAAGCTATTATGATACATAGTAACGCATAATGCAACTACGCACATAAGACCGCAAAGCCTTTTCATGCTTAAACGATCATTGTCTTCCGTAAAAAATTGTTTCATATTATAATTGACTAAATTGTAAAATAATTATTCCGACTAAAATAAGTTTACTTACTGAATGTAACTTTTCAATTTTTCTTTGATTTTCATTATACGCTTCATAAATTCTTTTATTTTCTTTATATTTCCACTTCCAATCATAGAATGAATCTTTAACCAAAGATATTGTATTGAATAAGCTGTCATATTGAATCTGTTTTATTTTTAAACTATCTTTTGTAAACTTTAGATCTTGATTAAACTTGTTAAAAGTTTTATTAATTTGATCACCTTGTTTTAAAGTCATTATTACAACCGTGTCTTCACCAATCTTTTTAGTTATTGGATATTGGCAATAGCATAAATTTGCTACCGGTATCAATAGTAACAGAATCCAACTTACTTTTGACTTCATTTAATTCAATTTTTAAATCTTTAATTTCACTTTTCATTGCCACTATAGTTGAAACTGCTTTTGTTACTAACTCAGCTTCTTTTTTACTTGCAGCTTGTTGAACTTCAACAGATCTATTATTTGTTTCTGCAACTCTTGACATAAGTTGATTAAACTCACGCTCTTGTTCAACTTCTTCACTTGTTTTTTGCGCTGAAACAGTGCATCCAAATAAAAAAAGTATAAATAAATATTTCATTATTTAATTTTTTGAATCTTACCTAATTGTTCTAAAGTTGAAAGTTTAGTTGTAGCTGAAGCTAAAGAAGAATCACAACGACGTAAAGCATCACTTACCAAATCAACGCGTGTTTCTAATTTTTCTATCTTGCGTCCTTGACCTTCGATCTGATTATTAAAAGTGCCACGAATATCAATATATAAAACTGAAATTCCAACAATCACTAAAAACATAGTTCCAACCACTGGGTTTTTACTAAAGTCTTTAAAGCTTATTGGAAGAGGATTTGCTGAAACGTCTATTTTTTTACTTGCTGCCATTCTATTTGTTTATAATTTTAAATAGAAACCAATGCCATATTTTACAGACTGACCTGTTTTTAAATTTAAGCCAATAAGAGCCTTATTTTTAATCTTATATATTGCGCCAATACCTACATTGTCAATTGAATTATCCTGTCTAAGATCTCCCGTAATGCCTAAATAAAGTGCATTCTTAGCCTTTGGCGTGATAGTACGCGTTTCAATTATAGTTTTTTCACTTAATTTAGCACTGAATCCGCGTCCTAATATCTTGTTTTGGCTTATTGTGTCCTGTATAAATACAACATTATTTGTATCAATTGCAATCGTATCTGAATACGCATAAACACGGCTATAATCGGATAAAATTTTAATTGTATCGTGAACAGGGATTAATACAGAATCGGTCAAAATGGTATAAGAATGAATATCATTTCCTTTTTTGTACTTAGTAAAAGTTTTCTGTTGGTAAACTGTGTCGCGCACAATAGTCACAGAACCTTTATTGTATGTAGGTTCTGAAAATAAGAATAAAACAACCACAACCAATAAGACTGCAATTACTAAATTCTTAATCATTTTTGACTTTTTTAGTTGCGTTGTAATAATAGCGAATTGCCATTATACCTGAAACAATAGCGACCAAACCTGCCAACAATGTGACTATTGGTTGAATTGTTGTAATACTTACAATTGCACCTACTGTGCTAATTAATAAATTTAAATCTGCTTGGTCGCTATGTTGTGCCATTTTAGTCTTCTTTTTTAGATTCTTCTTTTGGGTTCTGTTCGTCTTGAATTTGCTTAAACCATTGTAATAATGGAACACCGTATTTAGTTGGCAATTCCTGACAAAATTGGTTTAATTCACTTAATTGTTGTTCGTTTAATGTAATCATAGTTTTATTTTTTATTTACAAATATACTTAAATATTTAATTAATTTGTAGGGTTTTGAAAAGGTAACGGCAAAACCACAATTGGCGGATTTACTTGATTTTCTATTTGGGCGTCTAAATTGGCGTCTAAAGCCTCAACGTCTAAACTTGAATCAAGCCATTCGCATACAATTTCATAAGTCAAATCTTTGTAAGGTATAAAGTTAGTTACATTATCTTTTGAAAATGATTGTGAACCATATACCGAAGCAAAGTATTGTTTATTATTTATTGTTTCTTTTTCGTTACGATTCCAATGAACATTTATTACAAAATCTTTTAAATCGCCGTCGGTTGGTAAACTATCCATTTGGTTAATTATCCAAAATTTACTCATAATGTTTATTTTATTTATTTTTTAATTCGTCTATTTCTGCTTTAAGTTCTTGAATAGCTTTTACTAATATTGCGAATTCCATTCCAACTTTAATTCCTAAACTATCTTCTAAACCACTAATAACATTTCCTTCTTCATCAAATTCTCTTGTATCTGATTGGTAAACAAAAGAAGGAAAAACTTCTCTTAATTCTTGCGCAATAAAACCAATATGTTTTTGTTCATTGTTAATGAAATTAAAGTTTACAACATTTAATTTTAATAAATCATTTAATTTAGAAGTTGCTTGTTTAATATTTTCTTTTAATCTAATATCTGAAGCAAGTGTACCATAAGAACCATTGGTATTGGCTAAATTACCTGTGTATGAAATTTGTACAGCTAAATTAGTATTTTGATAACCCCTAAAAATTGCGCCCGGATTACTTGCCGCACCCCATTGAACATTTGCAGTTAATGCAGTATATGAAGCCTGATTATTTGAACTTGCGCCACCATCTACACCAAAGAAACCTGCGGTTCTTATTGAACTAATTGAAGTTGAATTTGAATCACTACCATAACCTTGATATGAGCCAATTTTATTAACCGCTACATAACCTGTTCCTGCCGAAGTAGAACCTGCTAATATTTCACCCCCCGATGTGATTCTCATTCGTTCGGAACCGCCCGGATTAAATAAAATTGGTATTGTAGATGTTGTTTCAATAGTAAATGCACTTGCAGCAGCATATATGTAAGTAAATAAAGTTGTTGTATTACCAAGTACCAAACTTGAACCGGTTGTTCCTCTAATATCAAGACCTGTATAACCTCCTCCTGCTGATGAAGGAGTAGGCGTTCCGATTCCAACGTTACCACTTGTAGTAATACGCATGTGTTCTACATTTCCACCACCTAATGCCAAATATGAATTACCAGTAACCAACATAGCATTATCAGTTCCTATTCTTCTAAATAAACCAATATAGGTATCATCACTTTTCCTTAAAACAAGATATGGTGTACCACTTGCTGCTGCATTTTGTTCTTTTACGTTTATGATTTGACTATGGTTATCTGAATTTGACGCTATTGTTAAAAATTCGTCTGTTACAAAAGTTGTTGTACCAAGTCCTATTCTTGTAACACCTCCATTAGTAGCTAAATTTGTGTTACCACTAAATGAAGCACTTGTACCACTTAAAGCACCATGCATTTGTTGTGTTCCATCTGAATTATATTGATGTATTATTGCAGGTGTTGTAGATGTGCTTCTATAAATTTCCCATCTTCCATAAGTTGAAGAATCTGAACCTGTAAAATATGTTCTTGTTATTGCACTTGTTTCAGGTTGTGTTAACCATTTTCCAATTCCTAAACTTCCTGTACCACTTCCAGAATTAAAAATTGCAGTCAAAGAATTAAAACTTGCACTTGTACCACTTAATGCACCTAAAAGTTGAACATTTACTGTTGAAGTTGGAACTTGTAATATAGCATTACCACTTCCATTATAAATCTTAAAATCATAAGAACTACCCGCCTTCCCATATATAAATAATCCTTCTGTACTATTAAATCCAATTGAACCTGAAACTGAAACATTTTGTGGTGTATCAAATATTAAACCACCATTTGCAGTAATTGAACTAATAAAAGTTGCCGCACCTGTCGCGCGTGTAATCGTCAAAGGCGTATTTAATAAAGCGCCTGCGTCTGAATAAGCACGTAAAAAAAAGTTTGCACCTGCATTTGAACCTGATTCTGTCCCTGAAACTTCTAAATTTATTCTGTTGCTATTGTCCGAACGAAAACTTAAACTTTTTGCAACAGAAACATTTGCGTCTAAATTTGCAATTAATGCACTTGCACCGCCGTCAATATGAAGTTTTGTTGTTGGGTTTGCAATACCAATTCCAAATTCCCCTGTTTGCAAAACTGAAACTAATTCGCTTGTTGTTGCGTCGTTATAAATCCTAAATCTATGGTCAGACTGAACATTGCCAATTGACCATTTATTTGAACCTGCACTTGAAAAACCTAAAAAAGCATTGTTTGTTGAAGTTCCGTTTAAACGTCCGATAATACCTGAACCAAAAACGTCAATTGCAGTTGTTGGCGCATTTGTACCTAAACCCAATCTGTTATTCGTATCGTCCCAAAAGAAGTTTGCGTTGTCTTGTAATAATACACCTGAAGCGCCAATAAAACCAACTGAACCTGTTGTTAAAGCAGTCGTGATTGTAAGGGTTGCAACTGAACCAACCAAAGCAATCGTTCCGTCAAATCCATTTGCGTCGTTAAATACCAATGAATTAATAATGTTCGGCGACAATTCAACGTATGCGTTTGTCCCTGTATTCCAACGGTATAAAACGTTTGTATCTAAAGCAATATAAATAGTGTCAGCCGTACCAACCAAAGGAAATGAAGCAAGGTTTGGATATTCTTCAACAGTACCTGTAAACAAAGACGCCATTTGTGAAAGCGTAATTTTTTTACTTATACCTGTTGCTGGATCTCCAATAATTGTTAGATCTGATAATACCGGCGAAAGTTCAGTCGCTAACTGATTTATTTTTTTACTCTCCATTAGTAATTATAATTTGAAGGCACTTGGCACCTGTTGTTAATAAATGGTACTGTCAAAACAGCATCTAATTTTACTCCTGCTAATAGATCTGGATCACTTTCTGTGTAAAATGTGACAGGTAAATTTCTACTTAATGTCCATGTTACTAATCCATAATCTTCTGGGTATCTTAATTGAGCCACAATATCTCCACCAACTTGTGTCATATCTGACAAAACTTCTGTTTCATTATTCTCTTCCATAAGCATACGATCCATAAAATATAAACTAAAAGAATAAGCAATCTCTTTTTCTCCAAAATTTGCACCAGTCAAAGTGTAAAACATAGCAGGATAAGTAACTTCTCCATTACTTAAACGTTCCCAAACATCACCAAAATAAACAAAATTAATTTGTTCGTGGGCGTTTGCTATCTTCTTTAATTCGTCTACTATTTGGTTTAGCGTCATTATTTTTTGCTTTTTCTAAATAAACCTTAAGTTTAGTTTGATTTTTTATTGTTACTTGTTTGCTCATATTAGCAGCATCCTATATTACCTTGATAACGTTCTTCAAATGTTTTTCTACTTTCACCATCCCAACCATCACCGCAACAACCATTATCACCTAACCACATTGAAACTGTATAACCTTCGTTGTCAGGTTTGATCGAATCAATACCTGATCCAAAGTTTAAATAGTTAGGATATAAAGCATTATTTTGTTTTAAATATTTAATAAGTCTTTGCTTATAAAACTCTGCTCTTGCTTTGTATCTATTTGCAACATCAATCATATCTTGCATAGATGGAGATTCTTGATTTTCTCCTGTTTTTCTTATTAAACCTTTATTGTAAAATTGAAAACTTAATCCACTTGGTAATTCAGATAAAACATAATAGATCAAACAATCAGCAATGTAATCATTTAATAAAGTATTTTGCAATGCTGTATAACTATTTGCTTCAACTGCGGTTTGTAATTCATCATACAAAGCAGATCCTAATGCTGGTAAGATATACATATCTTGAGCAGTCTTGATCTCAGGCAAAACTAATTTTTCATCAACGTTAGCGTGTAAACCTGTTCTGTCTTTTATATTCTGTACAGATATGAATAGTGTGTTTTTACTCATTTTATTTTCTTGTTACGATGTTAGATACCCATTGATGTCTACAACTTGGTTCATGCTCATTAGTTCCAGGTACTGTATACCAACCACCACCACGATCCCAAACTGAATAACCAAGTCTTGCGCTTATTTGCTCTATTTCAGATCTCGAATACATTTTACCAGCCTCTAATAAAGCAACACAAAATGGACGACTTGTCTTTTTATCTGTATTATTAAATCCTGCTTTCCACTCATATGAGTATCTTATTAATAATTCTTTTGTTGTTGGTTTTATTTGAGCAACAATTTCATTTAAAGGCGCAGTCAATATATGTTCAGCAATAACATTTTGATCTATTCCTTCTCCTATTGTGTACTCTTTAACTTCTAAATATCCTAAATCAACTAAATCACTAATTACGTTAGCAATTGTATCTGGATTTGTCTTTAGAAATTAGATCTAAAACATTTGACTGTAATTGACTTACATCTGCAAACATTTGAAAATCTGTATCATCAGAAAATCTTGTTTTTTGTTTCCAAACTTTAAAACTTTCTTTTGCTTCTCCAAATTGATTAAAAACAGTATAATCTTCGCTAAATTGCATAGATTGTACAACAGCTACAGGTTCTTCAGGTGCTTGATATTTACTCATATCAATACCAGCTTTTTCAAGCAACCATTCTTTAGGCGCTATTTCTTTTAACAAGTTTTCTGTAAATTCAAATCCAATTGGCTCAGTAGGAATGATATTTAATTCAGGATCTACAATTCCTCTGTATTTAGCTAACATATTAAATACACTTTCAAGGTGCATTTGCTTACTGTTAACATAAGTATTTTTAAAAATCTCATATCCATCACGCATTTCAGATCTTGATCCTAACTTACCTGCCTCAGCAATACCAAAAATAGACGGAGTCGTAATCTGGTGACCACTAAACATGTTTGTTTGAATAAGTGAATCTACCCTTCCAAAATCTTCTTTAGTTATATCTGACGCGCCTAAATCATCAATAATTGGTTTTCTTTGACTGTCATTAACAAATGCTAAGATAAATTTCTTACCATCTGATCCACTAAATCTTTTGCTAAATCTTTGCTCAATATTTCTTTTTTCATCATCTGAAGGCTCGCCATTTGGTAAAGTTATAAGTTTACTTGCAGAAAACCCTGTTTGTGCGTTACCTAAAACATGTTTAGAAATTTCAATGTCTGATTCAATATAATTTAATGCACCAAAATAACCTGGTAAAGAATAAATACCCATATTTGGGCGGTATTCTTTTACATATAATATTTGAGAACCTGTTGGATTGTTAGGATTAAAAGCTGGATATACTTTAGGCTTTTCTTTATTGTCTTTCCAATCTTCTTTATGCCAAAATTGTGTATTGTCTTTATTTGTTCTTATGCAAGTATAATCTGTATGCCAAATCTCACTTAATTGACCAGTTTTTGACCAAATAATTTCTAAATAATATCCACCAAATAATTCTGTGTCTAATGATACTTTTCTTGTTAGATCATTAAGACTTTCCATTCTATTTACTTTCTGAATAAAAGTATCTGATTGATCATTTCCTCTCCATCCATTTGCAGTAATATAGTGAACT